TAGCCGTACCAACCGCCTCGGCGCGGACCAACCACAGCGTCAATGCTTCCGTAGTTTGCGAGCATATACCTGATACCTGCGACAATGTTTGACAACGGGTCGTAAATGTTAGGTGATAAGTTCGGGAGTCTGTAAGCGTTGAAGGTGGAGCCAATCGTCTGCATCAGCCCGCGGGACGGGTCGCCCATCGCGGCGTTGGAGTCCCAAAGGTTGATGGCGTTAGGATTACCGCCTGATTCAGCCTCAATCAGCATAAGGATGTCGCCCACATAACTTTCAGGTTGACCTGTTAAGCGGAGCGCCTGTCTGACCACATCAGCCCATTGAGCAACACCGGCGCTGGCCGAGTAGTTTCCAATCGGTTCCATGCTGACTGTGCCAGCACTTTTGACAATGCCCAAAATGACGCGCTCATAAGCTTCTTTGATGGCTTCAGCAAGGGATGAACCTTCATCCCCGAAACCGCCGCCGGGATATCTAATGTAATAATCCCACGGAAAATCATAGTAAGGTAGGATGCTTGCCTCGGCGCCTGAGCTGTCACCCGACACCCCGTCAAGGTTATCATGGAACCCCGCGAGTTGACCGTTTCCGATTGCCCACTCCACATGAGCGGCTTCGTTCATGACGATATCGCCTTTTTGGGGGTTGCCGTTGTTCGGGACTTTCTGCCAACCGAGGGCAAACAAAGCGTTGGCTACACCCGTGGTGTCCCATCCACCGCCCATGTCAAATCCTGCCTGACGCAGTGACCATGAGATGGATGACGCGCAGTCAAAGTCTTTAGGCCCGTGACCGCCCCAACTGTACCCGTAGGAGTTGTCGTTAATCATGCCGAGGAAGAATTTCAAGGCTTTATCGCCTTTTCCGCTTCCCGGCACTCCTTTCACATATGAGCCGCCGTCGAATTCATTCATCCAATCGACAAGCTTCATGCTGTCGCCCTGTAAGTATTTGACAAGCACATCAAGGTCAATGTTGCCTTTTCCGAATGCGCCCTTCATGTCGTTAACAATAGCCTTCACAAAAGCGACTAATTGTGTGGATGACAGACCGTTGATAAAGCCTTCCCCGGTATACATCCCATATTCAGTTGTAACTTTTGAAGGTGAATGGATGCCGAGACCCGTGATAAAGGCATTTTTGACTGCCGCGACTAAGTTGTTCGTGGTGTCCACAACGTTGCTAATTTGTGAGGCCATCCCGTTTCTCAGGCCGACCATCATATCAACGCCGTATCTCAGATAAAGTGCCGGTAAGGATGCCAAATAATTATTGATATTCTGCATCCCCGACACCACGGCGCTGAATGTATTGCCAATCTCCGCAGTCACGCCGCCGGTAATTTGACCATAAGCCGCAACCATCTGCTCGGCTTGCAAGGCGCTGTCAGCCGTGGTAAAGGCGTGGGTGTCCTCTTGTGTTCCAACGACGGTTGCCTGATATTGAGCCATGTCACTTTGAACACCGATTGACATATCGCCGTTTGTCGCGACGGCGCCGACCTGCGGTGTCACCGTGGGCATTGAAATGCCCGTGATGTCACTTGCCGCACTGTCCATCATCGCTAATGCCTTCGGCATGGCTTTTTCAAAGCCGACGGCAATGCCAAGGGGCAGGTACTTCCCAATTCTATCAGCCATGACTTTTGACGGCGAGTTGATTTTGTAATCTTTCTCCCCTCTGCCGACAAAACTTAGCATGTCGCCAAGTATCTGATCTCCGACTGTGCCATGTGTCGCGTTGCTGACGCCTTTGGCAATGCCGTTGATGATATTCTGCCCAAGCCCTTGCCAGTCATAATCAAGAATGCGATTAAACTGTTCAACGAACCAATCATAGACCTTTTGACCGAGGTTGGTAATGGTCTGACTGATGGTGTTCGTCATGTCGATAATGCCTTGATTGAGACCTTGAATAATCTTATTTCCGATGGACCACCAATCTGTGGTGACGATAATCTCGCCGATTTTCCACACCAAGGTTCCAACTGCGCTGATAATGTAAGGAATCGAGATAATAATGCCTTGCGCCAAAGCGACGACAATCTCACCCGCGCAAAGAATGATGTCGGGCAGATACGTGATGATTCCCTGAATCAAGCCGCTAACAATGTTAGGCAATGAGGATATAAATACAGGCATGCTGTCGGCAATGGCGTGAGCCAAGCCTTTGAGCATCAATAAAGCGCCGTCAATGATTAATCCGATGTTCTGCGCCAAGCCTTCAATTAAGCCCATCACCGCTTTCGTTCCGGCAACGGCCATCTGCGGCACGTTTTCGGCGAAGCCTTTAATCAGCGACAAAAGCATCTCACCGCCGGCAGTCACAAGGCCGGGTGCGTTCACGGCCAAGGCTTCAAATCCTTTGGTGATAATCTCCGCGCCGTTATTAATGGCCGTGGGTGCTTTTTCGATAAAGCTGTCCGCGAAGTTTTTAACGATGTTCGGGCCGTCGGTTTTCGCCGTGTCAATCATCCGCATAATGGAATCTTTAAAAGCGCCTTCCATCGTGCCAAGCGCCATCAGCAGACCGCCCCCTGCCGCGCCGACCGCGAACAAACTTCCAATCGCCAAGGCGATGGGAGCACCGAATGATGAAATGAAAGTTGTTAAGCCGCCGAGCCCCGATGCCAATATGCCCTTCAAACTTGCAATCCCTGATTTAATTTTTTGTGCGCCGTCTGAATTAAGTGCTGTCGATATTTTTTCACCTATTGACGCTCTTAGCTGTTTCCCCGGAAGTTCGGGAAGTTTATAAGCTTTTGAGTTCAAAGCGGCTGAATAGGGATATAACGTGTATGGATTATTGAAATTAAGATTTTTTAATATCGCGTTTGACTTCGGCTCGGTTTTTTTATGCTGGGCAAACATACTAAGCACGTCAGGCGTTGCTGGTTTCTTGTTAGAACCAACACCCGAATATTTACCTTTCGTGCCTAAAAAGCCTTCCCATGTTTTGATTGTCGAGTGGTTGCTGTAAACGTCGGTTATGTCTCGGTTTAAGAAACCTTCCAACGTTTTAATCGCCGAATTATTATTGTAAATATCGATTTTGCCTTTATTGCCTCGAAGCGTGCTAAAAAACGTTTTAAAGCCAACTTGATGGCTGTTATAAAGGTCGGCGAGACCTGTGCCTTGTTTTGGCTTCGTTAATGGCGCTATTGCTTTATATCCGAAACCGTTCGATAATTTTTTAGAAGCCTTAGAAACGCCAGTGAGTTTTGATTTAACGCTATCAACAAACGTAGAGAACATTCCCGATGAGCTTGCAAGTCCATTCGACACGTTCAGCCTGAACGCGTTCATAAAGTTCGCTTTTCCGATGGTGGATAGCGATTTATTTGATTTTTGTGTAAAGGTCTGGAAGCCTTTGAACAGCAAGCCCATCTTATCGCCGTCACCAAACATCATGGTCAGCGGATTAAAACCGATTGAACCCAAGGCCGAAGCGATGGATGTCAGTTTCGCAAATCCCGCGAGGGCAGGTGTTAACGCCAAAATAGGTGGCAACATTGACGCGATGGCTTCCGCTATCTTGCCGATGTTGTCGGCGGTTTTTGGGTCATCGAGCTTATTCTTTAGATTGTCAAGGAACGGCATTGCCGAGTTAACCAAGTTTTGCAAACCGTTTAAAGCGCCCTTAAAAAGCTTGTCGAACGCTTTTGTTTTCCCAAGGTCATTAATCTTGATATAAACGGATTGCAACGCTCCCATGCCATCATTTTTAAACACTTGCCACATCTGTGAGAACGTCAGCGGCATTTTTTCGAGTTCTGCTTCCGTTTTGCCCGCAGCTTGCAAAATAGCGTTTTTGATGACTTCCGTTGTCAACTTCCCTTCGAGGGATAATGCTCTGACTTCGCCTCTTGTGATTTTTAAGTAATCCGCGACACTGTTTAAAATCATCGGCGCTTGCTCGGCGATGGAGCGGAACTCATCACCGCGGAGCGCACCAGCCGCCAAGCCTTGCGATAATTGCAGAGACGCGGCGGATTGTTCAGCGGATGTCGCGCCGCCGATAATAAATTGTTTTTGAACCGTTTCGGCAAACTTAATCAGTTCATCGTTGGTGGAAAACGCGCCCCTCGCGTTATTCCCGATTTTCGTCACGAAGTTTGCCATATCACGGTATGACGACCTTGAACGGTTCGCCGCCTGATGGATTTTCTCAAGCAGTTCCTCGTTCGTTTGCAGGCCGTCGTTAACAAACTTGACGCGAGCGGCCATCTGTATAAAACTATCGGAAGCTTCAACCAAGCTTTTGACACCGACAAAACTGCCGATGGTCGCGGACAAGCGCATGACTTTGGATGTCACGCTGTTTAAGCTGTTCGCCATCATCGACCCCGCTTTTGACACGCCGTTCGCCATTGCGCCGGCGCGCTGACTGACAGTGGTAAAGCGGTCGCCTGTCTTAAGACTTGAGTTTTGAAGCCGTCCGAAGGCGCTGTTTAAGTTTCCGATCTCGCGTTCAATATTCTTAAGAGGAGCGGTCATGCCGTCCGTTAAGCTGATTCCTACTGATACGCCCGGCATAAATCATCCTCCTTTCCTTCGATGTTTAACGCCCTTTTCTTTTCATTGCGCGTTCTTGTTCCTTGCGCTCTTTCTTTTGACGCTCGGCTTCAATCTCGAACGACGCGATGAAAAAGGCTTTAATTGATTTATCCGCATAAACGAAGTCCAGCACGTCCCTCGGCGTCCAATGATGGTCACGGATGCCGACGTGGACAACTGCGCCTTCTCCGCCAGCGGTTATGAGTTTTTTGCTTCGTCCACATCCTCGGCGGTCACGCCGTTGGTCGCCGAAAGTTCAAAGACTTTCGCCACATACTGCGCGTAGTCTCCGGGGAGAGACAAGAGTTTTTTCAGCAAGCGTTTTTCCCCCATCACGCCGTAAGACTTTTGAAGCTCTGCGTTTTGAAGGTCGGGAAAAACAGTGCAAGCGCAAGCAACTTCGAGTTGATATTCCGCCGAGTCCACGCGTTCATCCCATGTCTGCGTGTTTCGGTCAAAGGTTCTTTTGGTGTTGCGCTTTTCAATCGCTGTGATTTCTTCCAAAGTCGGCGCTCGGAGTTCCCATTCAACGGGATTGCCGTCTTTGTCTTTGATACGCGTGGTCGCCGCGTATTTGACCGTGTGAATCGGTTCAAGGTTGTTTGCCATGAATAATGCGAGAGAGCCGTTGTTTTCAGTTTGTTTCGTTGCCATTGTTTATAGCCTCCTTAAAAGGTGTGAATACAAGAAAAGGCGTGGACTGTTTAAGCCCACGCCGAAAGCAAAATCTTTTATCGAGCCGCGTCTCCGACGCCTTCGATAACATCATAAGTGGAGTTCGTTTCAAGACCGTCAAAGGTGAAGTCGTAGTCTTGATTCAAAAGCGAATCATCCACATCCAATTTAGTAACGGGTACACTGTCCATCGTGCAATTTTTCAAGATAACGTCCTGAGTGCCGATTCCGGAACCGGGGTCATAGTTGATGACCTGCATATCGAAGGAGATCGGTGTCCCATTGTCGAGATAATTCTGCATCATTTCAAGGAACATCGACGTCACGGCCTGAATGGTAAATGAGCCGGACCCTTCGACGGATGTAATCTTATGGGCTTTTTGACGTGTTCCCAAGCGTCCGAAGCTTTCTTTGTTAATATCATAGGAAGCGTCGAGCTGGGTGACGTTCATCAAATTAAGCCATTTCCCGTCTTTCTTAATATAGCATTCGCCCTCGGCGCCGTTGACAACGGCGGATTCGGGCATCAATACGCGGTTATTAGCCATATCTTAATCTCCTTTCCTTATCCAATCAGTTCGGTGATGTACAAGCGTTCCATTGTCCGTGCAATCGTGATAGCGTCATTCATCACAACGCCTTGCGCGTCAGTCGCGGACGCTTCGACGGTCATTGCGCTGGCATCATAAGGCCCGATGGCGCCGTTGGCCGCCAAAGCGGTACGAATAGCCACAAGGTCGCTTCTGAGTTTTGAACGTGCCGTCTGCGTATTGAGATACACACCGAGATAGTTTTCGTTGAAAAGCGCGCCGTCAGCGGAAGCCAAGTAATTCAGCACACGCATGGTCTGATTGAGGCCGAAGGCTTCGCCTTTTTCGTCGCTATACGACACAAAGCTGTTGACGTCTCTCAAAACGCGGACCACGTCATCGGTGCGATGGAAAGCAAATTTTCCGCTCTGAGAGAAGGTTTCAAGCTGAGCCTGTGTGAAGTTCGTGTCAATGGTGTGTTCGCCGTCGTAAATCATGCCAGTGCAGGAAGTGTTAAGGGCGCATCCCGCTTGAGCGCCGGCCACCCAAAAGACAAGGGCGTGTGCTCTTGAATCGTCAGTGCAGACGTTCTGGACTTCGGTGATGTACTCGTTGTCCGCTCCGGCTTCGGTCTTTTTGGTGACGAGCTGGAATTTGATACCCATTTCTTCGGTCAGGCGTTTTGTATAAGCCGCGTACACCGCGATGACTGACGCTTCGTCCGCGGGGCAAGCCAAGGCGTCAAATTTGTAGGATTCAAAAGCAGTCAGCGCCGCAAGGTGTTTTTCACCCGTCACGGATGCCGCGTTAGCGCCGCCGGTCAAGGCTACACCTGCTGTCGCCGCCATCTCAAAGGTTTTCCAAGTGACCCAATCATTAGCGACAAGTTTGTTTGGAGCAGTGACAATCTGTTCATCCACCACATCGCCGTCATAAACGGTATCCACATAAAAAGCACCTTCGGTTTCGGTGCTTGCTATGATTTTAATTTGAAGTTTGTTGCCAGCGGTTCCGCTGTATTTTGCTTCCGCGTAAGTGTTAGAAGCCTTCGTGCCGCCACCGTTTAAGCGGTAAAAATAAGCCCGTGTCGCGTGTTTGAAGATTTCTCTGACGTCCACAAGCTCTGCGGCATCGGCATCATAGCCGAAAATCTTTTTGGCGTTTTTGACAAAATCATCAACGGTCACGCCAAAGACCCCGGTTTCGGGGCCCCAATCAAGCATGATCGGACATGCCACTCTGCCGCGGTCGCCGTAGTTGCTGTTATAAGACGTCGCTGACACCGTATTGATATAGGTGCCGGGCAAGACCTTATTCTGCGCCGTCCAAGTACCACCGCCAAATGCCATTATTTGACCTCTCTTTCCATAAATGCTTTAATCGCTTTATCGACGTCACCGAGGGTATAACCCTTGCCGTCGTCAAGCTGTGCCGCGAGTACATCCCGATAAGCAACGTACTGTTTGTCTCTCAGGATGGCCTCTTTTGTGAAAACTGCCGTCGAAGCGGCGGTTTTTTCGGTTTTTTGCTTATCAGCCATATAATTAGTCCTCCACTTTGATTTCTTCGTTTAAATCGTTGATACGGGGCAAATCGGGGCCTCTGTAAGCCCACCTTGCGCGGTAGGTCACTCTGCAATGGATGTCCCCTTCCACCACCACAACTTCGGGTTCATTGTCCGCTGTCAGCACCTGTCCGTCCGCTTCGATATAGCGAAGGGCGGCAGGCATCGCCTCTTCTTTCGCCCACACGTCCCGCGCTTCCGCGTCTCGGTCTTTAAGCTTCGACGGGAAGTACACGACATCAAAAGGATAGGTCTGCTGATAGTAGCCGCCGATTCTCGGCTGGTGAACCACATCGATTTTTTGTATCAAAAAAGCAGGTGCGTCCAAGCCCTGCTCAACCGTTGATTGATATATCTTTGTCACTTCGGGAAAAGTCTCCCGAAGCGCTTTCGCAATTCCGCTTGCAATTTTGTAAATCATAGCCGCCCCAGTTTCTCTCTTACCATCGCTTCAATGCGCTTTTCGACGTAAGACGGCGCTTCATACTCGACTTCCATCGCGGGAATCAAGAAATAATACTGCCCTTGCACCCAACTGTTAAGGTCACGGGTTCGATGGCCCCAGTCCACGTACTCGGCGTAATACACGTTGTTGTAAACATAAATGTAATAACTATCGCCTTTCCGTCCGACTTCCAAAGCGGTTAAACCGCCGGGGTCGCCGTTCTTATCGGGTCCCGCGCCGTAACCGCGTTTCAATCGCCCCGTGTCAACGGGTGTCGTGTGCATCACCTTTTGGATGACTTTCGACGCCAGTTCCTTCACCAGTTGAATATGGACTTCCTCGACCTCGTTCAGCCGCAATTCATGAAGCTTTTCCGTCAGGCCGTCAAGTTCTCTCGTATCGACTTTAATTGCGCAAGTATGTCCGACGCCTGTGCTTCTCATGCTTTATCCTTAAATAATTCGACGGGGATTTCCTGATGGTTCAAATAGAACCTCGGTGAACCACTCCGCTCGTAATCTTTGGTGATGCCGTATTGCGTCACGGTAAAGCGGCACCCTTCGGGGATAACGGGTTCGGGCGGCAAAAACAGCCGAACCTCGCCTTCAACGGCGATGTATCCCGCGTCTTTGATCTCCCCGACGGGGTTTCTGCCGTAAGCCGATGCCGACTTGCTGTGCGACAATCTGCAAGGAACGCTTTTGTAAATCATGATAGGCTCCTTGTGGGTCAGGTAGTCCTCACCTTGCACGTCCTTTAAGATATAGATGTCGCACACGCCGTCATATAAAAGCTCGATGCCGCGTCTAATATTCGGAAAGGCCATTCCAATTCACCTTCCTAAAAGCGACGAGTTGCGCGGTATAGTCTTTCAAAAATCCTTCCATAAACTGTTCGGGGACGACGTTTCCGTATTTCACGGTCGCGTCCCCTTCGGTTACACTGGTGACGGATAAGTTCGTACCGTCCGCGCCCAAGCCGCCGTTTCTGAAAAAGTCCAAGGCCATTTCATAACCGATAATCTCAAGACGTTTCGGGAATTTTTTAAGGTGGCAAAAGTTTTTGACCGCCTGTTCAACGTATTTGCAAGCGAATAACAGCAAAGCCTCATCGACAACAGGCTCGGTCGTGGTCGTTTCCGTGGTCGTTTCCGTTTGTGTTTGTTCGTCAACCGTGTAAGCCGTTGTCGTTGTTGTTGTCGTTGTCGTTTCCACGTTGCTCCCGATAACCAATGTTTTGAGCATTTCAGGGTCTAATACGTCCAAGCCCGTTGTCGTGTCAGCCATATTAAGATACCGTCCCGATAAATACGCGGTCAGCGTAGGGGAATGTAATCATGGCCGAAGCCGCCGCTTTAATCCATTCGGTCACGGGGTCGAAGGTGGTCATGTGCGCCACGGTCACTTTGCCAAGTTGTTGTGTTGCGTAGGCCACTTCCTTCACGAGTTGACGTTCTTCAGCGGTGGGACCGTAAAGGGTGTCCCCCAATTTGTCGGACGGCATAAACACAATGGTGTCTTCGTCAAAGTAGCGTTTCGCCACGGTGCCGTCTCTGTACTGTTCATCGTAGGTCTGAATGGTGGGAAGTCCCATACCGGCAAGGGCCTGATTGAGCTGGGGTTTCGTGAGAATCATATCCTTGTTGATGCCGAGAATAGCCGTTCTCACTTTGGCATCTTTCAAGATGATGTTTAAGACCTTGCGAGAGGTCAAAGCGCGAGTGGGGGTGAATCCTGTGTCTGCCACGATGGTGTCCACATCGGTATAAATATCACCGAGAATATCGGGTGTTCCGGTAGACCAAGTATGAGTGCCTTTGTGATTGTTCGGCACACCGTAATTGATGGTCTGACGATAATTGTTTTCGTTAATCACAAGTCTTCCGGTGGTCAACGCTTCGCCGCGCATCGCTTCGACACGGGTGTAAATGGATTCCACCAAGCGGTCAACGTCATTGTAGACCTGATTGCGAACCATGTTGAATTCCGCGTCGGTTCTCGGATGTTCAAGGGCAATGATCTCTTTTTCGCGAAGAGGAATCTTTTTCTTAATCAGCGCCAAATCCGCGATGTCTTTTTTGAATCCTTCACGGTCGCCGATTTCCGCTTCAGTGTCAAAGGCGTGGATATGCGCCGTGACAGGTTTATCAGAAGCGCCGCGAATCATCTCGATGGTCAATTCCGACTGCTTCGTTTCGGGAAAAAGTTCGGACAAGACACGAGGCTTCACGGGAGCCAAGCTGGTATAATCAATTAAGTTTTTAGCAGACAGAACGTCCGCGACAGAGATATTTTGAGCCATCTGTCAGCCTCCTTATTTCAGAATAATGTGCGGCAGAGCTGTCTCAACCGCTTCTTTAATGTCAGCGTCATAGTCAACGCCTTCGCCGTAATAAAGCTTGTCGCCTTTAAGGAAGCCGCGTTCAATGACGGAAACCGCCGCATTGCCAAAAGTGACATCGGCATCCTCAAACAACACACCGACGGGAGCGGTTGTGAAAGAGCCTTCCGAAATGGTGGTCACATCACCGTTAGCGTCAATGAAGCAACCTCTTTTGACAATCTTTTTGCCGTAAGCGTCTGCTGTCACGTTGTCGGGTCTGACCGTTCGCGTGAAAGCGTTGAAATCTGCGGAAGCCAAAATTTCAGACGAAATAACGACCTCCTGATAGTCACGTTCGTAAAACATCGTTTCTCCTTTCAAACGTTATCGCCAAAGCGATTCTGATTGAGCGGTCTCTTTGGAAGCCTCGCGTTTTTGTTCGGCCAGTTGCGCGCCAAAACTTTTGGGCGTCGGTTCGCTTCCTGCCTTCGGTGTGTAGGCAGGTTGTTCGGGCTTGCCCTCCTCGGCCTTTTCCGGCTCGGCGGTTTCCTCTGTTTTCGGCTCCGTCGGTTTAAACAGATAGCCCTCACTCGCCGTCAAATCGTCAAGCTGGTCATCCAAGCCTTTAAGCTTGCCGTCTTTGTCAAAACGGATATGCTCATAAGACAAGAACGGATGAACGGCTTTCGGATTATACGCTCCGACCTTCATCAATTCCGCGTCAATCGCCGCATCAAGCTTTGCTTTTTCGGCCGCCTGTTCGATTTTTTCTTTTTCGGCTTTCAGGTTTTCGTTATCCGTTTTCAGACTCTCAATTTCCGTCTTTAAACTTTCAAGTTCACCCGAAGCGCTGTTCTTTGCCTGAGCGATGCTCTTGCCATGCTCAGCCAAAACAGAATCCATCTGTTCAGCAGTCAATCCAATTTCCTCGCAAAACTTTCTCGTCAATGCCATTGTTACACCTCACTTAAAAATATTCGCTATTTGTTACGCGGGGACGCCCGCGAAAAAAGGGAGCCTTTGATATCGGTGCGCTCCCAAAAGCACCGTTTAAGGAGGAAGGCAGTTCAAGCAGTTTAACGCCATACTCAGGGCATGCCTTCTTCCGGTTAAACTAATCCAAGGGATGCTCGGCTAAAGCCTGTGATTCATCCTTTAAATGCGGCGTGGTGCCGTAATAACTTTGCGTCAAATCAATGTCGCCTTTTCTAAGACGTTCAAGTTCGGTCTCCACATCATCGACAAAGGGATGGTTCGCCACCAAGGTTTCTTGAGAAACAATTCCCAGCGACAGTTGAGCGATCTGCGCCGTTTCATAATCGTTGCGCACACCGTTTCTCCCCCATACCTGCTTCACGCTGTCAATCTCACTGCCGTTATATCGGCAGATCGCTTTCACCAACTCCGCGAAGCCCTGTCTGAATTCCGTCTCCATCAGGCCGGCTTTTAACTCAAGCAAACTGTACAAATACTTGAGCGCCACACCGCTGACGTCACCGTAGTTTTCGGGATTCGTGTCAACACCCATGCCGTCCTCAAAGATGGACTTTCTGTAATGCTTAAGCGCCATCTCACGGGCCTGTACGGGTATCTCAATGTTTAAGGTCTCAACCCCCGCGTTGGGTGTTTCTTCCGTCTCAACGCTAATGACTTTGTATTCTTTCAAGGTCTCGTGGAAAGAACCCAAATCCTCACCGGCGTAATCTTTCAGAATCAAGATGACCTCTTGAATATCTTCGAGGTCGTTCATCAGACCGCTGTTGACTTTATCGTAAGCGTCAATATGTCCTTTAACTCTCAACAGGTCATCGGTGTGGTTCGCGTTGTTGTAGCATGGGATAAAAGGCACCCGTCCGAGGCCATGCTCAAACACGTTCGTTGAGTCGGCATCTTCGGTGTCAATCATCGACCGATAATCAAACTCGTTATAGGGTTGTAGAAACGTGATGGCATCCCGTTTGTCCTTATAAAAAGCGTGACAATAGGTGTCGTCCCATATCTCATAAACGTCATACTCCTTGCCGTTGTCCTCGTCGGTCATCGTATATTCCCGAAGAACACGGACAAGGCGTTGCTCTAAATCCGTTGAGTATTCCGGAAAAACATACGGTACAGGCGCGTAATGAAAACCGTCGTCATTCACCCAATAATGGAGCCATGCCACGGTCGCGTTGGACGCTTCCACGCATAATCCCTGACAGACCTTCGGCCACTTGTCGCCCAAGGTGTCAAAAATTTTCTTGTTGAGCGTCGAGTTATCCACGTCAAACAGAATCCGCTTCGTGAACAGATAACTCGTCTTTTGGTCAACCAACAGCGGATAAAACGCCGATGGAATCCTGTTGTCCGCTGTCCTGATATCGCCTTGTTTTTGAGAATTGTTCTTCGGAAAGCGGAGGATATCACCGTTCATGTTGTAATAGTCATAGCAAAGGTTTCGGCGCTTCATCTGCGCGTCAAAATACGCCTCTTTTCGCCTGATTAATTCGATTGCTTGCTCTATATCCATAAGCCGCCTCCTACTTCAAAAAATGAATACCGCCGCGCTTCGGCCGCAGAATCGTATAGCAAAAATACCGCAGAGCATCCATCGCGTGGTCATTGACCTTAATCGGACGCTCCAGCGCCTCATAACTATCATCCCAAGCGTAGCCGTCAATCTCTTTGATAAAATTGACGCAGGATTCATCAATGCAAATCTTGTTCTGATTGAGCAGTGACGCCGTTAAGCGGATGCCGTCCAACACGTCGTTTTTGGCATTCTTGACCTTGTAGCCGCGTTGCAATATCTCTTCACGGAAGGATGCCGCCGCGGGGTCGATAATGACCGCCGTCGGGATGTCACCGTCAAGAAAACGTTCAAGGTCATCTGCGTATTGACGGTCGGTTTTCTGCCCTCTCGCGCCGATTCTCGCCGTTTCCTCACGTCCGCTGTGGTAATACTCTTTCATCAGACACCATCTGCCGTCTTTTAGCGGACGCCAAAGCTGAAACGTCGTCGCGTTTTGGGTGCCGTAGTCAATCGACACATAAAACTTGTCTCTCATATTGACTTCGGCGTTTTCCGCTCGAATGACATGGACTTCGGGCGAAAACATCGGATAAATCGCGCCTTCCGCCCGTTTCCATTCGCCCATGATTAGCCGGTCATAGTAAACCGTCCCCGCGTACTCTTTGCACAACTGTTCAACGAAATCTTTCGGCAAATAGCTGTTATCAAAGATGGTGTAGTGCTGAATATAGGCGTCGATATCGGATTCCAAAAAATCCTTCAGCCAATGTGAAGGATTTTCGGGGTTGCAAGCGCCGTCAAAGCAGGAATAAGCCTTGTCGAGCCTCGACTTCAATATTTCAAAAACATCGGGGTTCCACTTCGCGATTTCATCGCCGTAGCAATACTTAATACTTGCGCCTTGAATCTTCGCGACTTGCGTTACCTTCTCAGCGCCGAGGCAATACACCGGCTCACCGCCGATAAAAGCGGTGTTTCGGCTGTTGATGGTGCTCACCATTGAAAGCCCGTAAAAATCGCGCATCGGCTCCAACACGTTTCGCTCAATGGTTTCTCGCGAGACACCGAGGATGGCATTTAAGCCCGTTTTCCCTCTCCGCTCTTGAATCCGATAAGGAATGGTGAAGAAGGTGTCCACGTAAGACTTGCCGGAACGAACGGCGCCGACTTTGATGTTCCATCTCGCGTGAGCGTTGCGGATAAACTCATTCTGCTTCGCTGTCAGCATTCGCTTTCACCGCCTGCAGAATCTCGGTCATCTTGTTCAGGCTTTCCGTATCCGTCTCAACAATTTGCTCTTTCTGCCCAAGATAATTCTTACCGAGGAAGATGGCCATTGCCGATGACTTTTCAGACAGTGCCAACTGATTGCGCCGCAAACTCAACTTGAGACCCAAAGCGCCAAATTGCTCACTGTATTGCTTAAACGTCATGTCAAAATTCTTCTTGCAAAAATCATAGATCTTCGACTTCGACGCCGGCTGCCCTTCGGCATCTCGGAAAAACCATCTGACTTCATCTTCGGAGCAACCAAGGGCAACTAAGTCCTCAAACTCACGAACGGTGATCTCACCTAAGTTTGTTCTGTCCTCCACGCGGTTCACCTCCTTTCCGGCAAATAAAAAAAGGCCGTTAAGCCATTTTCTTAATCAAATATCGGTGATAGGTTTCTCGTCCATCGGGTAAATGAGGTCTGACACTTCCGACGACCTCAAATTGTTTCGGGTCATGATGCAGCGGAAACGTGATCGGCACACCCATCACACCGTCATAATCACAAGGGATATCCTTGATGCGCCCAACCTCAATCGCGTCATAGTCAGCGTATTTTGGATACTTTTCGGGGGCGTAATGCGCCGTACATTCAAGATGCTTCGGTACGCCATGATGGACGTTTGTCAGCCAAGCAATGTTTCTAAGAGATTTCATCAGACGTCCGTTATGGAACTCACATTTGCTTTTGATGTCATCCGGAGCGTCAGAAGGGACATCAAACCAAAAATTCTTACCGTATTGTCTGTCATCAACACCGAGCCAAACTTTGCCATCCCGATAATACGGGAAAATATTTTGATATTTCAAACAGTATGCCGAGCCAAGTAATATAAACGACTTCCCCGACTTGATAACCAAATCAAAGTAATCTCGCCAAAGGCTAAAAGGTGGGTTCGTCACCAAAATATCGCATTCAGCAAGGATGGCCTTGCATTCGTCACTTTGATAGCGACCGTCCTCCAGCTTTGAGCGTTTAACGTCGGTTCCATCAAAAACCAACTTCTCACCGCCGATACCCGTCGCTGTCAGCAACTTCAATCCGAACTCGTGAAACTCATTCTTGAAAAATCGCCAAAACGCTGATTCTTCGCCATCACAATTACAATAAACCGACTTCCCTTTGAACTCAGGTTTGTAATGTACCAGCTCCCGTTCAACGTCCTCGTAGCTCGTATAATACTCGTCATAACGACGGGCCTTCGCCGCATCAAGATGTTTAGTTGTCATTGCCTACTTCCTCAAAAAAATAAAAAAAGACCTCTCGGCCTTCTCACTAATCTATTATTCCATATACAAATTTAGCAGGATTATCAATAATATTCGGTGCAACGATTAGTGCATTAAAATCCATAAATAATCAGTAAAATTGCTTGTAAACGGCTTGTTTAAGCCATTTATAGGCATTTGATAAAATCCGAGAGGAAGTCAAGTAGGTACTTGAAAAACGCTTCTCTTTTGGCTATAATCTTGAGCAACAAGCTCGTTTGATTGCTCAAGATTATAGCCAAAAGTAAGCATTTTGTTTTTTTCAAAAACCTTCCTCCAAAAAAATACACCCACCCCCATACGACGATCTCATCGTCTTATTTTTTTACAAACTTTTTTCTTAAAAAACGCTTAATATCGTTCTCCGACCCCAAAAATTTTCGACTTTTTATCGAACAGTATAATATCGAAAGGTATTATACTTACCTTAGTCTTTCTAAATCTCTACTAAATCCTTATATAAATAATAAATATATCGAAAATGTAGCCAAATTGTATCCGAATTGTAACAAGAAAAATCCATCTTCCAAAAAAAAGAAGACCTGGTGGTCTTTCGCGAAGCGAAATAAGGCAACAGCTTGCGACAGCGACAAGCAAAAGCTTGCGGCAAGCCACTGAAACAGATCGAGACAGTGAAAATACACCTTCCAAAAAAATTACAGACCCCCCTCTAATCGGCTATTTAAAGCCGTTTTTTTATTACAAAAAATATATATTGTACACAATGTATTTTTGGGGAAAAAAATTCGTGTTAGGTTACGAAAGCGATATCCAGGGCTCGAAAGGAAGGTGGGGGGGTCATACCCTATAGGGTATAATGATTAATCCTATAGGGATTAACAAAATAGCATTGTAAAGCGGTTTATCGTTCGGAGTAAGGCGTGACAAGATAGTATGAAAAGTGTACGTTATTCAACACAGTGTTGGATATTAGACACTTGTTGATTTGTGCCTCTGTATCTGCAAAAACCCCATTTTTTCAGACTTTTTCAGTCTCCATATGAGAATGTATTGATTTGAGTACAATTA